GGAACGCAACCACTGTAATGCAATCTATGGTGATTGCGTTCCCCGCTATTTGCGACGTTTATTTATTCGCCGTGTGGGTTTCTAGTCCTGCATTGTCATTGCCATGGCTACCAATGTCTCGTGGTCACCGGGCACGCCAGCTACGCCCGCATCACGTAAAACGGTTTGCAGCTGTAGCACGGTCATGGCTTCCAACTGGTCTTCGGTGTAGGGAACGTCTGGGTCTTTCGCGCCGATGGGTGCAAAGTCAGCAGCTGGTGGCGCTTCGGTTGGTGCGGGTTCTGGGTCTACTGGTTCCAGCTGTTCCCACACAACCCACGTGCCACTGTTCTCGCACAACCACTCGGTGCCATCGGTCACGTCTACGTGATGCACGTTCAACAGTTCTGCTACGTCAGCTGCTGACAGGGTTTCGTCAGCGTCCATGGTTACCCATCGGCCACCATACGCATCTGCTGCCAGCACGCGCTGTGGGGCAACGTCAGCGGCTTGTGGTTCTTCGGTGGGTGTTGGTGCCGCCTCTGGTTCTGGCGTGGCCTGACGTGCCTTTATAGCTTCAATCACATCAGCCTTGGTTTTGCAGCCATCACGGCTAGCGCCAATGTGATCTGCATACCTGTTCAGGTCAGCGCGGCTCCATTGTTCCGGCCGGGTGCTGGGAAACAGCGGTTGGTTTTCCGGTAGGTTTTCTGGTGGGTTATCGGTCTTCGCTTCAGCTTCGCGTTGCGCGCGCTTCATCCCAACCTCGTCAACAGGAAACGGTGCCTTCGCGCCCGGTGACGAAACAACCGCCTCGGCTACCGTGATAGGTGCAGCTGGCACTGGTTCCTGCTTGGTGACCTTCGCTACTTCAGCTTTTTGTTCAATGGTTGGCCCGCTGCCAAATGCTTTCACAGTCTTGCCATCAAACTGCAAGTCATCATCTTCAGCTGTCCAAGACTTTAGCCATATGCCATCACACTTAGCGCGATGAACACGCGTGGTGCCAATCAGGAATGGTGAACCATCCTGTGTTTCAAAATCGTCACGGTGCCCGGCTTCAATCACAGTGGCACGCACGGTAACTTCAATGGTGGCACCCTTTGGAATCTTCATACCAGCTGCGGTAATGGTTCCAAGAATGTCACTGGCACCTGTCAACTTTAGTTCAGAGCGGTTAGCGGCCCTGCCGCCAATGCCCTTCACTTCAAATAATCGTTCTGATTGTGGCTTTGTTTTTGCCATTGGTGGTGTCTCCATAGGTAGTGGTGAAACGAAACAGGGCACCCAAAGTTGGATGCCCTGAAACTCTACCTATGTGACCGGCGTTCACCAGTGTTGGATCATGCCCCAACTTTCACATCGTGTTTGTTTTCACCAATGGTGATAGCAACGCCCGGCGCTATCTCGCCATCAGCAGTAATAGCTACACCATTCTTTTCTTTCAATAGTTTCTTAGCTTCAGCTTTATCAACCTCGGGGTCTTTACGCCGTACAGCTGTGGGTAGGTTCTTGTCAGCCCATTCTATAAACGCTTTTTCATCCGTCCATTCCCACTGGTCAGGTTGCTTGCGCGCGGTCAGTTGAACACCGGGCAGCTTCACTGTTTTCAGCTTCGGGTTTTCTGGCAACACAACATGCTGATGGTATTGCCGGAGCAATCCTTCCCAGTGCGTGCGGTCCATCAGCAATGGCCCGGTCACTTCACCATGCCATTGCTGGATCAATGCCACCTCGTTTTGCATGGTGCGGTCATGGTCTGTTAGTTGCTTGTCAATGTGCCGCAGTTTGCGCGCTACCCATGCTGCTGTTTCTTCATCCTTTACGGTGAAACCTTCAGGGTGGTCTGATGGCACGTATGGTTGGGTGATTGGTTGGAAGTCTAGCGCTACGTCAGTCATTGTTGGTGGTGTCCTTTATCCGATTTATTTTCAGTGCATTGCTATTGGCCGGCGGTAATCCAAGCTCCAGCCGTATCTGTTCAATGTGATGCTGTAACACCACGGCCTGAACCACGTGTGGTTCGTATGGCCACAGCGTTTCACCGGTAGCAGCCTTGAACGAATCTTGCAACCATTGGAAGTTGTCAACGGTGTCAATCATAGTTTTGCCGCTGGCCCGGGGTTAGCCTTCATGGACGCTGCATTTTCCCGCGCACGCTTCGCTGTCATCCCCGGGTTCTGCGCCAACAGTTGCGCAGCGTGGGTTATGTCAGTTGCATACCCATACTTCACCATCCCCCTAGCTAACTGTTCAGCAGCCAACGGCGATAGCGTCATATTGTCTGGCAGTTCCATCAACCCTAGCGTGTTTGGATCAACAGGCAACGCTGCTGGCTCTAGGTCACGGTCCATGGCAGCTGCCGCCGCTTCATCCAGTTCAGCGTTTTCCCGTGGCGCGTTGACACTACGGCCCGGCGCTTGCGGGTTTGGATTGTCTAACGCTTCCCGGCGGGCTAGTTCAGCACGGCACCACTCTGCCTGATTGCGGTTCTTGGCACCGTATTGTGGGTGTGTCACGTCAGCATTGTCATGGAAATATGTCAGGCTTGAAACGCTGACTTGCATGCAGTCTGTTCCTTTGTCACTGCCCATTGGCCATCCGCGTGGGAATAGTTCACGGCCACGCTTTTCATGTTCCTGTTCTGGTGTCAGTGGTGGTGGCGGTGCGGGCTGCGCGTATTCTTCAGCAATGACCTCAACATCGGTAACATCTTCCACCTGTTGAATAGGTGCAGCTGTTTGAACTGGCGCAGCTGCTACCTGCTCGGCTAGTCCAGCTGGCAATGCAACTGTTGGTGCTTGCGCGTTAACTGGTGTGCCGTCTTCGGTGACCTCTGCCCCTAGTTCTTCGGGCACGTATGACGCGCCGGCAATCACATCGGGGAACAGCATCCGGCATAGCATGGAAATACAGCGCGCCCATAGCATTGGCTTCGGGACTTTTTGCCAGTTGCCCGGCTTGCCGCTTGACGTTGTTGTAACACCGGCTTGCACAGCATCAGCCATTGTGTATGTCACCTGCTGTGATTCGCCCGTATCTCTACGGGTTCCAACAATGGTGCATGATTCGCTGGTCAGGTCCACCAGCTTGATGCTGTGGCCGGCCATCCTGACACGTGCGTTCATCAGTTCAGCTGACATTGCTGGTTTGCCATCTATCACGTGGATATATTGCATGGCCATCATGGGTGACAATCCAAGCTCGCGGCCAATCATGCTGACGGCGATAATGTCATGGGGCTTGCCACGAAATGGTTTCGGTACGATTTCGGTTTGGGCCAACGCTTCAGCCTGTGCAACGTACCCGTTCCATTCTGCTGGTGTCGGGAGGTTGCTAGCTTCGCGCGTGGCGAGTGCTGTGGTAGTCATTGGTGTGGGTCTCCATATTCGTTGATTTATGTAGTGCTGATTCTATACTGACTTGCCGGACGTTGTGGCCTTACTGCTATAACCCACGCCCGGGTGTGCGCCGTCCAGCAATCACACCAACAATCAACGCGTGACGAATCAACACAGCAGTCACCTCGCTAGCCTCCTTCACTGTTTCAAAATCACGGCGCAGAAACACGCCAGCGTGATGCTCCACAAACCGATTGATAGCACTAGGGCTACCATCAACAATGTCATACAGCAACGCCGCCGCAGTATCGCCAGCTATCTGCATGCGTGTGGCGATTTCCTGCTCCACGTCCATCAATAGTTGTGTGCTGATGCTGTGATTGCCAGATTCCTTTGGGGCAATATGTTCAGTGAACTCACCCACGTGTTCAAGTGCTACATCAATGTCAGCCATTGTTTTGTTCCCGTCTGGCAATCGCCATATTCTTTTTGTGTGTTTTATCAGCTGCAATCAATAATGATTCAGCTAAAGACCTTGCCGCGCGTGGTGTCAACTCAACACACCCAGATTCACCATCGTGAATCACCATGTCTATTTCCACGTTGCCTGTTCTTGACGTGACTGCAATGTAGTCCTGTGGCACTACAGCGCACGGGTATTTGTGGGTGTGGCTAGTTGGCATGATTGCGTTCCCTCGTTGGGTGCGCAGCGCGCCATGCGTCCAGTGTTTGTGGGTGCCATGCCAGCCGATTGCTTTTCTTGCCGTCTGGTGGTGGTGCGGTTTTGCGTTCGTAGACTTGGTGCCGCCATGTGTGAATGCTGATGCCTAAGTATGTGGCGGCTTCATGTTTGTCTAGTAAGTCTGTTGGGTGCCATTCTGGCATGGTGTGGGTCTCCTTTGTTGGGGTATTCACTATATGTTGTCGGGCTGATGCTTTACTATTCTGGTTGTGAACGGGACGGTTGGCGTTCAGGCTGGTGGGTCTCCACGCTGCCGTCCCGTTCGCTTCCCTCGAGGTATGGCAATGGTTACATTGCTGGTGGTGGTCCAATGATGTTTTCTATTTCGGCCACAATGTTTTGTTCAAGTGTTCGCGGACAATCAATGTTTCCTTGCGCCAGCTGGTAGTGGGCATCGGCTCGAGCAAGCGCTGTCATCTGTGCCCGTACCGTTGGCGTGTCAATGGAAAACATGAACCGGTCAACGATTCGCTCGGCTGACCGCTTTGCAAATGTTCTGTCTATAGGCATTCAGAACCTCGTTTTTCTATCACTTCATTTTGCAGATTCGCCTGTTCAGCCGCACACAACTGGCGCAACTGACTAGCCACATGCAATGCCTGCATCTCCATATGACTGACGCACGTTTCCATTTGTTCAGTCAACACCCAGCGTTCATCTGTGGTAAGCGGACGGGTGACTGTTTGACCCATGCGCAGCACACCATCAGCATCTTTATAGACTGGGTTGGTTGTCACTGTTCCCCGGCCATGTCGCTTCAGTAGCGCTGTGGCTTCGGTTGTCATTCTTCGCAAGTCAATCAGTGACCTGTTCAGTGTTTGTTTTTGTGGTTGCATCATTTCAAGCCTCGTTTGTCTATCGCTTCAATCCAAGCAACAGCAACCGCCGCCACCTGAATCAACTCCCACCGCAGTTCACCAGCAGCCTTCCCACCAAACTTGTCATGCAACACGGCCTGCGCAGCTTCCCCAACCTCTTCAGTCAGTATCGCTAGCCATGTTGTGTCAGGATGGCCGGACTGGTCACCCCATTGTTCAATCTGTGCCCGGCGTTCAATGCTAACCGCCGTCAATGCGCGTTCCATAGTTTCTGATTTTCTCATTGTTCTACCTGACTGATTGTTTCCCGCAGCTTTCGTAACAGACTGTTCAAGCTGCTGAAGGTGGAACGGTCACCAGAGTTACCCGGGCTGAATCTAGTAGCGCGCATTGGTGCGAACTTGTCAGCGTGATATTCAACTTCGGCTATGACCACTTCAATCTGGTCTGGTGTCATTGCTTTACCATCCAACAATGCTTGGTAAGCGGATACTTCAAACACGCGGCTGGCATAGTCTTCAGCTGTTTCATCGTGTGGACTTAGCGTTTCCACTTCATCCATGGCGTTGCCCCATAGGTGTTTGATTTCCTCGCGTTGTAATGGTGTCAATGTCAGTGTCATAAGGCTGCCGCCTTTCCCTCAGTACGATTTGTGGTTGCCGGGGTGGTATCCGCAGAGAGCTAGGTATTCCAGTTCTGCTATGTCACGCTCAATAACCTGACGGGCTTCAGCTAGCGTCAAAGTATTGGCCAGCCATACATCGTTTGTGTCTTCACTGGCGAGGTATGTGAGCCAATAAAGCGGTGCCCCGTTTTCGCTTTCACATGTGTAGGTGAAGTGGCTACCGTTTTGTGTTTCGTAGCTGCCGGCCCTTAGTCTTTTCAGTTTGATGGTCATGCTATTCAGCGTCTTTCAGTCCAAGCGCTACACACGCGTCACGTAATGCGCACTGAAGCTCCTCGATATTGGACTCGATTTCTTCGCGCGCGTCACGGCGCTGGTCTTTGCTGTCTTGATCTGTTTCACCGTCTAGGTCTAGCCATTCCTGAAGTGGGCTGGTGATGTTGGCCATGACGCTTTCAAGGTCATCAAGTGCCATGGATAGTGTTTCAACATTGTGCATTGTGATTCGCATGGTGTTTATTGCTCCATTTTCGCTTGGTGTGCCAGCATGTGCTGAAGTGAATCAACACCGTTAGGGAAACACTTTCGGCACAGGTTGTTTTCAGTTGCGTGCTTTAGGTCTACCTTCATGGCCCGTGTCTTGCGGGTCCATCCGTCATAGTTGCAATACGCCCGCTCTCCGTCTGTGTGGTGCAGCTTGGTTCCGGTTCCGATTCGCCCTAGTTGATTTCGGTTCTTCATGGTGTGGGTCTCCTATCGTGTTAGTGGGTTAGCTGCCGCGTGACGGGCAAGGTGGGCAGCGTATGAAATGCGGATCATCAGGGTGCCACGTGCATCGCGGGCTGCGGTAAGCACTGCACATAGGTGGGCGGCTTCATCCTTGGTTGCCGTAGTGGGAAGGTTGGCGGCAACTGCATCAGCAAACTTGGTGAAGGTCTTGAATGTGCCGCGCCAGTTTCGTGCCTCGATGCCGTCTAGTGTTTTGTTGATGGCGGTGATTGTGGTGTCGGTCTGGTACATGCTGTGGGTCTCCGGTTGCTGTAGTGCTGTATCTGTATATCCCCACTGTAATACAGTTTCGTTACACCGCGCAACCCATACAACACACGTTGGCCTCTTTTGGCCTACCCCGACACCGCAACCACCGCACCAGCTAAGGTGCGCGGATGAACCAAAACACACGCTTAATCATCACCGCACTAGCCACAATCCTAATAACCATCAGCAGCACAGCAATAGCACGCGCCCACACAATCACCACAGCGGACTGCCGCAGCGCCGCCAGCGCAGCCGCAACCCACCAGCAATGGCAAAGTACCTACCGCGCATGCAAAACCCGTAGCGCGCGGCACAGCTACTACCACGCGTGCAAACCACCACGCCCCACCATCACCATTGCCCGCGTCAAAGGACACCGCGCAAACCGGCACCAGCTGCGCGTCATCAGCCGGACACTAACCGTAGGCCGGAAATACCACGCGCCACGCAATGTACAGATAGCAGCCATCACCGCCATCACACAGGAATCAAACGCCACCAACATACGCCACGGCCACGGCACCAGCGTAGGAATCCTGCAACTAATCAACACCCATGGCAGTATCAAATGGCGGCTAGTCATCGAGAACAGTGCAGGCTGGTTCTACCGTGGCGCACGCCAAGTACGAACCCGGCACCAAGCACCCGGCACCATCGCACAATCAGTTCAGCGCAGCGGACACCCACGCGCATACCATCAATGGACCAGTGAAGCAACACGCACCGTGCAACGCTGGTACGGCCCATGCCGAAACTAGGCAGACTGCCCACGGTCAATCTTTAGTTCTTCCACGAACTCACGAATCACCACAACACTGTCAGTCAAAACATCAACACGTTCATCAATGCGATTGACCTTTGACTCGGTTCTGATGGTAGAACTTTCAGTTTTCTGCATACGGTCCAACAATGTTGAACCACCATTGTTCACCAACTGTGACTGAATAAGTTGGTGCGCTGCGCGTGTTGACCGCACGCCATCTCGTATGCCATTGAAGACACGGCGAAGTATCACGCGCCATAGGATTGCCGCGCCACCTACTGCGCCACCTAGCAGAACAATGTTTTGCGCAACTATCTGCCAATCAGTCATCATTACCCCCTACCAGTTAGGTCCAAGCCGCTTCATGATTATTCGCGTTGCCCATGCAGCCGCAACTACATAAGTCAAGTTGCCGCCAGAGTTTTGGTACGCCTGAAGTTCTACATAGTTGGTGTTGGTAAGATTGTGGAAACCCGGCTCGCCATTCACGGCCATGTCAGTGACTGCGCCATCTGAAGCATGCGGCCAGTTAGTAGCTTCATACCTAGTGCCGTTGATGGCTATTCCAGAACCAACTGTTTTGTCATTTGGAACACCACCTAAATATGCTTGGTGGAATATCTGATACCTACCATCAACCCTTACATCAAGCCGCTTATTGGTAGACAGGTCAACTTGTGCCGCCACATTGTTTGGCCGCAAGTCATAGCTTGCGAGCCATGTCAATGTTCCGCCGCCGCTACCAACCTTCTGCCAGTTGCCAGAGTTGTTGTGTGTTGGTGAGCCGCCTGTGTCTGCATACATGCCTGCAACTACTGACATTGCTCGTTCATCAGCGCGCCAATGTCCAGCGGAATCACAGAACAAATCTACTACCGCACCTTGCGATATTGTAATGGCTGTCAGAGCGTTATTGATTGTGTCACTGCCAGCGCGTGCCAAACTAAATGTGTCAGTGCCATCTAGGTTGCGAATCACAAACCGCATCCCCTCGGCCGCTGCCGGCAACGTCAACGTCTGTGACGCTGCACCAATAAACGTAACGTCTTCAGCGCCGGCAGCGCTAATAGTTCCAGACGCTGTGAACGCTTGCACGCCACGTAATGGCGCAACCCTAATGATTGGCGCATCATTACTATTGTGCGCCGGGGTACGCATGGTGGAATAGTCACCAGCCACACCACACACAAACAACACGCGTTCACCCGGTCCAACAATAATAGATTCATTGGTAACGCCATCAATCTTCTCGCCAGACTGAACCGCAATCGTTACATTGTCAGTTGCATCAATGTTGGCAAACAGGAACCTGCCGCCCTGCTTTGCTGCCGGCAACGTCAACGTCTGACCAGACGCGCCAGTGAACGTGACCAGTTCACCACCAGTAGCGCTAATGTTTCCGGTAGCCGTCAGCGCTTGCGATGCAGCGGTGTGACCACCAAGACGTTCAACAATCCAAGCAACACCATTGTCAAACCAGACAGTCTGCGCGGGCACGCTACCAGCGTCATCAGTCTGTCGGTATCGTTGCCCAAACTTTCCAGCAGCTGGACGCGCCGCATACAGGCCAGTGTCAGCAGGAGTTAGCTTCAGGTCAATAGCATCAGCCAATGCTTGGATCTGCAAATGTCCTTCAGCTGGGTCAGCTGCCTCGGGATATGGCAAGTCATGTATAGCGGTCACGTCAGTCATAGCAAAACCTTTCTAATAAGTATCGGCCACATCAGCCCATGAAGTGTAATCAGTAACAACATCAGACCAGAGTGGTGTGTCAGCAACCAGCGTTGCCCAATCCATCCCATCACGCACCTCGTAATGAAGAATGATGCCAGCTGGTTTCTGTTCCAAAATCGCTGCCTCAACCAATGCAGCATCTGGCGTTTCAGGCGCGAACGTGAAAATAGTTAGGTGCCCCGGTGAATCAACCAAAGGGTCAGTAATGTCATACCGCTCGCGGAATATCACTGTCTTAGTTCCAGTCAAATGCTTTGCCGCAGCACTACGAATAGAACTAGGCTTGCCGCGCTTGAACCCATCAGTGTTACTGATACGCACACGGTGTTCATCTTCGGTTTGGCCGGGAATCAAAGTCACCCCAACGAACTGGCCCAACCATCCCAGCGCTTCAGCTGGCGCGTTATCAACATCAAGCAGGATACCCCAACCCGGTAACCCCAACTCTGGCGTATCACGAACATACAGGTCTGGTGTTTCCAAACCCATGCTGTAAGCCGTGACATAGTGAAGCAATGCGTAGCCTTGGTTGGCATCATCCCACGCAACCGGTGCCAATGCTTCATACATGTCAGCGGCTACCGTCATGGCGCTGACACCGTTGAGGTAATCGTTCCAAGTTCAGGCAATGGCGCTGCGCCAGTTAACGTAACGTCAGTGGTTCCACCGTTGATGGTCAATGATGTTAGGTGGTCAAATCCATCAACATTATTGATAGCGGTAATGACCTCGAAATATCGCACCTTGTCATCTAGCTGCCACTCGCGTGCGTCACCAAATGATGGCCGGCCCCAGTTAGCCGGGGAAACATAATCAGTTAGCATTGCGTCAATCGCTGCCTCGACAACAGCAGGGTCAGCATCGGGACGGCACACACCAACATAGACAAAACTGATTGTTGTATATGTTGGGTCTATAGCGTAAACATTGAAGTTGACCTCGCGCTCTGATTCCAAGTATGCAACCACGTTAGCCTTGATGCCGACACTAACCGGGTCACCGTTCGTATCAATAGACGCAATGGAAACCGTGCGGTCATAGTCCGTACCAATATCACTAGGGTTGTAAAGGTCAATGGCCACGGCACGGTCAACACCGTCAACGTCTTGCGCCATGATGGCAAAGTCACGTGGCAAGATTGGCCGTGGGCTAAGTAGCTGCAAGCGTGTGCGTAGCCTGTCCAAATAGGCTTCATCTGTTTCAGCATCAACACCACCGCTAGACGCAACCGCCACAACAATACTGGCGATGAAATCCAAGCCATCAACCATGGTGACAGTTCCATTCAGGCCATTGCCGCTAGCGCCACCAGCGCCCTCTTCCAACACGGCTTCAAGGATAGCGCCCTCGATAACACTAGGGTCAACCAACGCGTCATGTTCAACACTAAGGTCATAAGGAAACTGGAATGGGAACTCAACACCACTGCCATTATCAACACCAACCAGTGTGCCAGCTGGTATTTCATACGAACCATCATCAACAAATGTAATGTCAACAGTGATGGTAGCTGGCGTGTTCTCGTCTGGCGGCAAGTTCAGTAGGTCAGTTCCAAACTTCCTAAAGATAGCGGCTGGAACGTCACCAATCATGTCACGAATACTGGCAGCGATTCTTGAACCACCGCGCAAAATCCATAGTTCCAAGTTACCTTCACTGGCATCAAAATCTGGAATGTTAGCCTCGAGGTATTCCAACTGCTCTAGTGTCAGCGCATCTGGATCTGTCTCTATTTCAATGTCAATAAACTTTGCCACTATCCACCAGCCGTTTCAGCCTCTTGCATGGTTACCTGCACACGTCCAATCATGGTGTCCAAATCGGACCCATCGGCATACGCGTTGAATCGTGCGCGTGGTTCGTGCCGTTCGATAGCTTCGCGGATTGGTTCAGCCACTGGCCCGCCAGTTTTGAAGGCCATGTCAGGTATGCCGTAGTCAGGCACTTCAATACGCGCACCCAGTGGTGTTCGTAAGATTGCCTCAACATTGCCCTGTATTTCAGCAGACGAATCACGTTCAACTGTTACCGCGCGGCCATTCACAAACCGGAACGGGTATGCAAGATTGCGCGCCATCTAACCCTCCCACCATGCAACCACAAACGGGTCACCATTGTCATCAATAAACACAATGCCTTCAGTGCCGGCTGTTGGCAGCGTCACACCGTGCGGTTCCCACCGCGCTTCAATCACGGTGTTACCTGTCCAGCCCGGCACAGTAATGGATGCAAGCTCGGCAGCTACGGCATCAGCAATGAACGCGCACGCCCATGGCCCGGTGCTGCCAGCGCTAACCGGGTCGCTATACAAATCTTCATCATCAAATGAACTACCACCGCGCTGGGTAAATAGGTCTTCCAAGCCGCCCATGGTTACGCCCTTTGGATTCCAACATGTATATGGTCATCATGGTCAATGCTGCTACCCCACAGGATCTGGACAGTGAACTTTTTGCCATCAACTGTGATGCTGAATCGTGCAAAACTATTTGGCTTCCAACCGGGGTAGCCCATATCTTTAGCCAACTCGCGGGCTGCCGCTTCACCATTTCTAGTTGGGTAGTCAATAGCATAGGAGTTAGTTTTACTGGTCAGGTGGTCGCTGCCGCTTGACCCGCCAATAGCAGCGTTCTGCGCTGGCGAGCGTTTCTGACTGCCAGCTGTCAACCCACGGCGCTTCAATGCCGGGGTAACAAACTGGGTGAAAATACTTTGCGTGCCACCCCATGGTCCAGATACTTGAATATCACCTAACGCTGAATCGCCACGCGTGCCAGTCTTGGTACCGGTCTGTGAACCCTGCTGGGTGGCCGGCTCTGGTAGCTTCGGCTTTGGTTTCCGCATGCTAATAGTTGCAACATTGCTATACAGGCTTTGAGTGTATTTAGTCACCAACCATTTACCAGTGGCCGGGCCTGCATCTTCCAACTCGATAGTGCTACCGGGCGGCACAGACCACCTAGCAGCATCAACCACCAATGATGCTTCGCTAACATTCAGGCCACTGTCAACATCAAACTCGAGAGACCTGACAAACGCATCATCTTCATTGATGGTTAGTAACGCGCGTGATGCAAACAACCGGGTTTCACTAGCTAGGTAAATCGTGTTTGCAATGACGTAGTAACGCCACTCAACTTCAGTTGCTAACCGTTGGGAACCATCCCAGTAAGATTCTTTTTTTTCACCACCGGGTGGTCCAATGCTGAACAGGTATTTGCCGGTCACTGCTTTACGTCTGTTGGTGCCCGGCGCGTCACCCTTGCCACTGCCCATGTAAGCCGTCACCGTGTTCTTAGCTTCAGTGACCCATGCTTGGTACAGGCTGCCCTGTCCGCTGCCCTCAACGCGTTCACATAGTGCGGCAATACCAATGGATGGGTTGGCTTTATGTATCGCCATCGCTGTACGAAAAAACCATGCAGCGGCATACTCAACATTTTTACGTTGCGTGACTGTGCCCTTAGCGGCATCCATTTGAAACAATCCGATGTGGACACCAGACTTGCCAACAGCTGACGCGCTCATTGTTGATTCCTGTGTAGCAGCTGCAATAGCCGCTTCCATTACTTTACGTGGTGCGCCAACACTAGCGCCCACGTCCAGAATCCTGTTCATGGTCCGGCGCTGCGCACTAGACGCTGACACGCGCTTGACCGTAACCTTCGCTTTGTCAGCAATGCCGTAGCTAGCGGCCTTGCCTTTAGCGCCAACACTGGCCTTCAATGGTTGCTTGTCATTCAGTTCAGGACAAACGAACTTCACACGTGGCCGTAGTTCCCGCGCTCTAGCTAACAGGAACTGTGCCCGATTGACTTTCCCACGGGTAGCAACACGCACACGTTTCAAGCTACGCAACGCCACAACTACGTCATCTTCAAACGTGCAGGTTAGCGTGTTGTCAGAACCCTTGCGGACACCAACCAAACGCCAATCAACACCAGCCAACCGAGCAGTGATTCCATCACCGTCAAGATTGCCTTTCCCGAACATGCCACTACGCAACACCTTCAGCTGCTTGTCATCAAACGTGACCTCGATATATGGCGCAGATTCAATATCAAGATTCAGCACAATGTCACTAACCGCAGCGCTGACCTCGGCCTTTAGTTTCCGGCCGGCAATAGTCAAATCATCAGGACCATTGGCCGCAGCCAACAATGCTGGTGTTTCCTCGACTGCCTGCAACGGATCAAACAAACGGTCCTTTGCAGTGCGGCTCATGGTATTTTCAGCTTTCGGCCCGGGGTCAGTTTCTTACGGGCATCACGAATAGGTGGTGATTGTGCGTTACCAATCAAACGCCATTGCCGCTGATCTTTGTAATACTTAGCGGCTAGCTTATGCAGCGTGTCACCTTTTTTGCAGGTGTGCGTGCGGGTTGTGGTTCCCGGTTTCTTTTTCGTAACCAGCACCACGGCTGGATTGAACTCCATCAAACTAACGGTGGCGTATTGCCGCACCAATGTAGTGCCTGACATACGCGCATTGCCGGGCACTAACGCGCTGATAACCCAACGGGTTGATGTTCCCGGCAGGTTCCCTGTCACACGTATCTCGCCCGGGGTAGCTGCGCCCTTTGGCTTCACAGCCATTTGCTTCAGCGCGCCCCATGCGCTAGCAACAGTGATAGTGCCACCAGCATCATCACGCAACGGTGACCCATCTGGACCTGTTAGCAAACCATCATTGGCGTACCCGTCAAGTATCACGGCCACGTCCATGGTCCGCAATCCTTCGCCTTCCCATTCAGTGGTTGCCTTGCGCCGTTGACGCGCAACCTCGGACCAGCCATAGGATTGAATCACCTGTGGTAAATCGTTATCCATCAGCGCTAGCACGGGTGCCTCTCCCGGCTTTACTGGTGCGAACTGAACCATGCCCATGGGTACCGTCATTTGCGGCCCTTAGCGCGGCGCACGGTTCGCCCTAGTCGAGCGTTCACTTCAGTGCCATCAATGTAAACATGAAGCTCCATGGTCCCATCATCACCACCCGGCCGGCCACCGCCACCCAAAAACGCCAACGGGTTGAAATCATCAGGTGCGCTACGCGTCAACGGCTGCACCCTGACACGGCCCCGGCCATCAGACGTATTAAGTTCAGGACCAGCCTCGCCAGTGATCCAGCTACCAACACCAGACACCGTGCCACCAGCAGCCAACATAGGTATTGGATTGTTAGGCAAGTTGATATTTGGCGCACCGGGAACAGGTATCGTGTTTGGTATCGCCACGTTCAACAGCTTGATGATGGCATTGGCAAACTGTTTAGCCATGTCCTTCACAAAACCAAGGCCACTACCAAACGCGCCCTTCAGGCCACGAACCAACCCCTCCCACAAACCAGCGCCAACACGTACCAACGTGCCACCAGTTTTCTTCAGCAACCCAACCACTAACGCCATCGCGCCACGTACAGCTGGGAACAATGCAGCTAGACCACGGCGGGCCATACCAATAGCGCCACCAACCAGCCGGCCAAACCCGCTGAATATACGCCCGACAAATCCAAGCACAGCACCCAACTTACCCAACCCGCTAACAGCCTTCAGGAGTGGGCCACTGAAAACAAAACCAAGGACAAACCCAATCTTTTCGATGTGACCACGGAACGGTGCGGCAAACGTGCCGATGCTGCCAAGCACACGCATCAACAGTTTGAAGACAGGCCAGACAACTTTCCACGCTGAAACAATACTGCCGATAATCCCAACAGCTAGCCCTTTGAACAGTGGCACAATGATGTTGGTAATGAACGGCATGGCAGGCTTCAGGCCATCAAGAATACTTTTACCAAACGCCATGATGTGCGGAATGAAACCACGCACCGTGTTAGCACCAGACTGAAGCAGCTTCCACACCTTCGGCATAGCGCCACGAATCTTTAGCCACACCGATAGGGTCTTGGATTGCCAACCAAACATACGGCCAATGGCAGTGGTAAGCGCTGACATGGGACTAGCGCCCTTGCCCATGCTGGTACTCATTATGACACCAAACTTGGTAACCCAGTCAACAGCGCCCTTGACGCTAGGAGCTAGCTTCCCACCAAACCATTCAGCTACGTTACCAATGACAACCTTAGCCCGGTCCATTGAACCGCGTAGTGTTTTGCCATACGCATCAGCAGCGCCCTTAGTCTGCACGCGTAGTTCTTTCAGAATGATTTTTTGTGCAGCCATAGTGCGGCCGCTTTCCACCAAAGTCTTGATGGTTTTTTTCTGGCCCGCGTCAAACTGCACACCAACCTTAGACAGTGCAGACACGCCCTTGATTGGATCATTCAACGCCTTACCAACCAGAATGGCGCTACCAGATAAGTCCTTTTTGAATCGAACGCTGAAGTCACCAACCACGCTGTTAGCCTGATTGAAAATGTCATTGTTTTTACCAACAGCGTTACGCACTTTGGTAAACGTCAATAGCAATGTTTGAGCACTAGCAATAGCTTCATCATCAGCGCCAGTGCGCATTGATTGAATATCAGCCATTGTTTGCAGCTGGCGGCCAGTTATCCAAGCAGCGGCACCAGTAGATTTCAACGCGGCAGCTTGATCTGCCATTACAACTTCAGCCTCGGCAAAGTTACTGATAGACGTTTTCAGTCCAACACCTAAACCAACTACCAGTGCAACAGCACCAATCTTGGCAGCGGTACTGAACGCACGAAAACCGGCGGCCGCTGCACGTGACCGCCGGTTAGCTGCATCCATTTGTCTACCAGCGCGTTCAGTCTTGTCACCAATATCAGATACGTGACGCGATACACCTTTGGCATCAGTAACAAACCGGCGGGCTTCGGCTAAACGGATCTTGATTTCAACCAAGTCATCATCAGCCATCATGTCACCGCCTCTCTACAGTCTGCCCCAAACCGCGCGGCCAATCATGGCTGCTAGGGATTTGTCACGCATGTGCAACTCTTGGCTAGCTTTATGAACTATGGCCCGCCAAATCTGCAAGTCATCAGGTGATGCCTCAAGAATCCGCCAACCATCAACGCCAACTACATATGCTTGCGCGGCTAACGCTACCGCTTCGCCGCGTTGGATTCCCCCAGAAAATCGTCATTGATAGATTTACGGGCTTCACCCATCCATTCCATCAACTCGTTGTGATGAAGCGTAACGCTCCATTCACGCTTTGATCCTACTGGCGCAAGCACAGCCATTACAGCAGCTGTGGTGTTATCAACATTGTCACCAAAGTGTGCGGCTAGTTCCATGAACTTGCATGGATAATCCAAGCCAATCACTTCAGATAGCGGCCTAACACACAGCCCCAAATCTTCCAAGTATTCACCACGGCCACCCGGGCTAACCACAAAAATCTCACGGCATGCCGCGCCGATAGTTGCAGCGTGACCGAGCAGTTCTTTCCTGCGGTCCTTAGAATCACCAACACGGCTACCAATCTCTTTGATGGTATCCCATTCAACCACTGAATAGCACGCCACAACCTTGCCCTCGTAGCCGGGCAGTTCTAGCCACAGGTCAGCCTTTGGTTTAGAAACCACTTCACGTGCTGAACGCAACACGCTCAATAGTTCCGCGCTACCATCATCAGCTGGCAATCTTTCATGGCCAACATTACCCAACGCTACAGGCTTTCGTGCAACGTCCTTGTCTTCAACTACATCAGTCATATTACGGGTACTCCATTCAGTGATTGGTGGGATATATCAACTGCTAGATAGCAGCAACAACAGTGACCTCAACAGCGATGGTTGACGCGTCACTGCCATCAGCATCAGCCTTCGGTGATACCAACTTTTTCAGTGTTCCAGTGTACGTGCGCGGCCGGCCATACGCCACGTTGTCACGGTCCAATGCTTGACGCACTGCCACAACTTTGCCCTTACCGGTTCGCGCATCCAAGAATGGCTCAAGGTCAGCGTGAAACAATAAGTCATATGGCGCTGTCAAAGTCAGGTTGTCATAAGTGGACTTGCCACCCAGTGACACCTCGGCTTCACCAGCAGCTGGCGTGACCTTTGCCTCTTCGCTGTCCTTATCGCCACCATCGGCCTCTTTCCAAGCGCCACAGTTACGCCCATCAACTGTCATAGTCCAACGCCACTGTGATTCTTTAGCGAGCATCTTTTCCATTTCCGTGTCCTTTCGTTATTGCGTGGCGTTAGGCCACGGATTGATTGACAGGCACTTTGACCAGTTCAATGATGCACTGCTCCGCAGCTTCACTGAACCTGACTGCTAGCGTTGCCAACAGTTTACGCTCGGCAGCAGTCTCTGCTGTGTTCGCTGAAATGTCCACTGCAAACGCTTCATCTGGCGTGTTGCCATACAGCGCGTTGCGTGACCGTTCAGCTTCCAACATTGCCTCTAGTTCACCACGGAAACTGCTAGCTAGCAGCCCACGCCCGTCAATGCCTTTGAAGACGTACCGCTCACCGATTTCATCGGCCAACACTGCAATCAGCATACGCTCGCGGACGTTGCCAAAGTTCAACCACCAAGGATCACCGGTTGGGTCTACCAGTGTGCGGATGCCATACCCACGTGGCGCACCGTAAACCATGCGTGCGATATTCACGCCAGCATCGTTCAGTGTTTCAAGTTGGGCATCTGTCCACTCGGTACCGTCAGTGTCTTGACCATTCTTCAGGCTGATGGCGTAACGTGACTGACCGTTTTCACCGGCACTGTTCTCGTTGGGTGCTAGCCCCTTGCCATCGTTACGGGCAATGATTCCCATTTCAATACCTGACCATGGAATATCACGGGTAGTGCCGGGCAATAGTCCCGGGATTACAGCCCATGGCCCAACCATCTTGCCGCGCCTATCGTGGAATGTTTCAGCCAAGTCACCAATGCCCCGCAGCGCGGCAGCCGATGCCGTTAGCGTGGCAACTGTGCCAGTGTCTGCAACGTCCAGAATAGCTACCCGCTCAAAATCGCGGGCATGCTCCAACAGTTGCGTGTGCGCGGCTGTGGTAACTATGCCCGGTGCGGCAACCTGTCCCGGGCCTAGCGCCCTAGTAAACAGGTTCAACGCTGCTAGCCGTGTGGCATCGGTTGCGTTGGCGTGGTCATCATCACCACTGGCAAGGCTATAGCTGCCATCGCGTGGATCTTCAGCTGATGCACCTAGCGTTAGCACAATCCAGTCACTGGCATATGAAGCTGCCCAACTGATTGCCGCGTCACGGTCAGCCAATGATGGGCTGGTCACTAGCGTGCCAAGGTCATCATGGGTAACCGTCAAGGTGAACGAACCAGCGTCATAGTCAACAACCACGTTCAGCTTGTCACCCCAACTGCCCGGGCTGGATGCTGTAGCTACCAACGCCACATCACCGGGTGCGCTTGAACCAGACTGGTCAAGCAGGTTAGCTGTTGATGAAACCGGCGTGGGTCCAACTACACGCCCAACATATGCAACCGTTCCGCCTTCGGCAAAGTATGCTTGCAGCGTGTCATATAGCAGCGTCCCATATGAAACACGTGACCCAAAATATGTCTTGAAATCTGTCATGTTGCGCAGCTTTACCGCACGGGTGTAGCTGCCTTTTTCCGCGAATCCAACAAAGAACCCCTGACCAGTATCGGTAACAGGTGTTCGTGGTGGTGCGGTCTCCCTGTCCTGTATGAATACGCCGCCAAGGGTCATCAGTTATTCCTCCCAGTTTGCGCCTTTGCCGGCGTTGTCTTTTTTGCAGTCTTCGGTTTGCTTACCCCATCCACCTTCGGTGCCGGGAACTTCACCAACACGCCATCAGCAATCATCCGCGCGGCGCTTGGTTTCAATACTTCCATACCTGTCAGTGTGACAGTTGAACCGGCTGACACTGGCCTGCCATCATCCAACGTATCTGGGTGCCCACCAACAAAACGGTAGTTGCCTGTTGTCATCATTCCTCCATCGTTGTGATGTTGATAGTTACGCCGTCAGCGGACACCGTGGGGTCCACATCTGGAATATCGTCAGGGTCAGCCAACGGGTCAATGACGGTTGGCAACACAACCGGACCCTTGAATCTAGTGGTCAGCACGTCGTCAACATCAACAGTAAATGTTAGACGGCCGGCAACCTGACTACGGGAATCATCAAATGGAAGTTCGTCATAGGTTTCATCAACCCAGTCAACACCATCAGCGTTCAAGCTACCCAGTTTCGGTTGCTGCCCCATGATGGCCCTGACACACGCGCCATACGCTTTAGCGGCAGCGTCAGTAGTGTCATGGTCATACGCGCTAGCAATCACACCAATGGCAACAGCGAACCTGCATTGGTGGACACCATCAGCGTCACGAACAGGCCGTGATGCTAGCCCCGGGCAAATCACCACAATGGCTGGCAGTATGTCCTCGGTCATCCGGTTGAACGTAGCAGCTTCACAAAACGTAACATCACGATTGAACCCACCAGCTGGCACACTGTCTGGGTCATCTTCAGCCATCTGCCGTTCCAGTTCAGATAAGTACCATGGCAACCATGCCTCTAACTGCGCAGACACCGCGCGCTCAACCATGTCAAACGAAACAATCCTGCCGTATACATCTGGTGTGTATGGCATTGCCTATAAACCTCCGCTTGCGGTGTAAACATCACCGGTAACAATCCACCGCTGAATACGTTTTGCAATAGTCTTTCGTTGACCTTCAGTTAGTTCCAATGGTTTACGCATCGGGACACCTTCACCAAGTTGGTGGAATCGTGCATACGGCACTGTGGTACCAAACCCCATGGACTGGTCAGTGACAACACGCACCGCATCACCACCGCCTTTAGTCAACGAATCACGTAACGCCAAGGTGGCATGCAATATACGTGGGTCAAGACCAGCCAACCTTTTATATTCCTTTGTGGTTGACGCTAATGGTTTCCAACCACCGCTACCGGTTGCGCCCTGACTGTTGAACTGGCGCACTTCAGCACGTTCCAAATACTCAATGATGTTGTGCCACAATGGTGAAGCATCACCAGCACGGTGTGCGAATCGTTCCAAGCGTCGAGACACCTGAACGTCACCATGAATAGACAACTGAAAAAATGCTGCGCCGCCTGCCATCTATAGTTCCGTTCCCCAACCAACTAGCCCACCCTCGTTGGATGGGAACACCGCGCGTGGTATCAACGTGCCTGACGCTTCACTGCCACCATCACCATCATGGTCAGCGCCCGGGTTGCGTGCAATCTTTAGCAACCTTTCATACCGCGCCATCAAATGTTCATACGGTGATTGCCCTGTTCTGGTTGTGGTCTGCTCTGGCCAATACGTTAGTTCAATGTTGGCACCAGCTAGCACAGCAATGCAACGCGCGGTGTATGCCTGTTGCTCATCACTAAGCGTGTCATACGCACCAAGCTCGCCATACACTTCAATAGCGGCATCAGCTATGTGTTCATCAACTTCATCACCGGTTGGTTTCGTGGTGTCATTGAAGGTTGGTGCTTGACCAGCGCCAGCTGTTTTTGCCCTGCGGTGAATCACGCGGGCTACATCTAAAACTGTTGGCAGTTCTGCCATCATGGCCTCCTATAAAAATGGCCGGGCACGCAATACGCGCACCCGGCCCGGTGAACAGGTATCACAGACAAACTGTTACGCTTCAGCGCTGCCGGTGCTGTCATCACTATCAGCGCCATCATCAGCGCCGTTAGTGTCATCTTCATTGTCTTCACTGCCATGCGTGGCAAAGTGCGCCAGAATGGCTGTCAATGGCTTTGTTACCGTGCTACGGGCCTTGCCCTGACCATGCGCCACGCTCTCTGCATCCATCAACAGTTGCGCGCGGACAGGATCATTCTCGGCTAGCTTCACAGTATCCGGCCCGTTGGGCTTATTCTTAGCAATCCAATCAGCCAACGCGCGGACACCTTCATCAAACGGTGCAACATCAGCTACGGCCTGTGCCGCTGCATCTTCAGCAGCAACCACAGCTGGTTCCACCCACGCACCAAGACGTTGCCCACGCTTCAGGCAATCATCAGACACGTTAGACAGGTCAAGCTGCTGACCACGGAAAACTGTTTTCTTGTGGTTCTCGTTCTTGGTGCGGTACGTGAAACCCGCATGCTTGATAACAACAATGCTCATTGGTAGTTCCTTTCAACCTAGCGGGCGGGGTAAGCGCGGCAACACCTACCCCGCCCATGCTAGTTCAATCAGTGTTCTATGACGCTAGGCTTGTCAGCTTGAACACTGCATATGGGTTGGTCACGTATGGCACCAGAATGACACTGGACTTAACAAAGTCACGGTCATGGTCTTCATCGCGGTAGGTCTTGGTTGTCAATGGCTGCTCGATAGCAACCTCGCCAACCTGTCCCTTTGCCGCCATGTAGGCAGTGCCAGCTGCTACACGATTGCTGGACATAAACGTGGTGATGTTCATGTCTGCCAGCATCTCGCGTAGGCCACTGGACCCATACAGGATTCGCATGCTTGCGGCCTGTGCTGGGTTCACTGCCAACGTGTCCAGTTCCACACCAAGTTCATCAACCTCGGCCATCATCTGCACCGTGGCAATGTCAGCAGCTGGGTACTCTTCAGCTGAAGATGCGGACGTGCCAGCGGTAACAATGGTGCCCCAGTTGTTATCACTTGAATAGGTTTGGCTGGTGGCAGCGATTGACGCATCTAGCGCACTGATTGCACGCTGGTTCATCTTTCGTACCAAGCCATTACCGAGCTTGATGATGCGGTTCCGTAGCCCTGTGCCGTTGTTACGCTTTCGCGCCTCGTCAGTCACGGGGAACTTTCCACCCCACTTCTCAACTACCGCAACACCCGGTGTTAGCTCTTCGGCCAGAATGTTGGGGTATGTCCCACCCGGCTCGATTCGCTGAACGTCACGTGTTGGGTATAGCTCGTTCGCTGTTTGCTGGTCATACACGATTGCACCAGCGTTACCTGCATCAGTTGAACTGAAGAACAGGTCAAGCAAAAACCGCTGCTGGCTCATGTCCATCAGGAATCGGTTGATGCGCTTTGGCTGATTCAGCATCATGTCTACTGATATTGTTTGTCCACTAATGCTGGGTGGTCCCAGCGGGTGTGTCACTGCATCAGATACTGCCATGTGTCAGTGTCCTTTCCGCCCCGCTAGGGGTTGCTAGTTAGGTGCTACAATGTTGCGGTTTTCCAGCGCTGTGATGATGGCATCAATGGCTGTTTTGTGTGTTGCAATCACTGCAAGCAGTGCGTTGAACTCGGCCTCTGTTGGATCTTGCCCACCAGTAATATCAGCCGGTGTTGCAGTTGGTGACGTTACGGCAGTTGCCTCGGCAGCTGCGCCACCGATACCACCACCAGCAGCGCCATACCACAACACCTCTAGGTCTTCACCTACTGATGCGCCAGTCAAACACAACCCGACAACAGCACCACCATTGGCAGTGATTGCACGCCCGGTTGCATCAGACTGAACAGCGTCACCAGCAGCAACAGTGCCACCAGCAGTGATAGGCAGAATCGTACCCGGTGCAATAATCAGTGGCACCTTTGCCTCGTCGGCAACGTCCCAGCTGACAACACCGTAACCAAGTTCACCAGCGCCACACACAGTGGCCACATAGTTAGAACCATCAACTGAATCAGTTAGCCCCGGGCCTGACTGACGATTTGATTTCACCTTAGCGATGCGCTTGCCTGTTAGCGCATCACCGGCATGGACAGACAACCGTGGCTGTCCGCTGTCTTCATAGTATGGAAGGCACTCATTGACCAATGCCATGTGTTAGTCCTTTCGCATTTCGACGGATTGACGGGCAACGCTCCACCCAGCTGGGTAGGAATCATCACCAGCGGCATCATCACTTGGTGTGGTGCCACGGGCAGTGACAGGAACGGTTGGTGACAGTGACGCTAGGATCTGCGCGCCAGCTTCGGGTGAATCTTCAACAATCTGAAGATACTTTGCCCGGTCAGCTGGTGCTACCTTTCCTGCCTTCACCGCATTGTCAACCATCTTGACACGGCTAGCCTTGACCTCTTCAGCTTCCCGTTGCTTTGCCTGCTCGATGTACGCCATGGCGCTATCGAACTGTGCAGCATCAACGAGCTTGGTGCCTTCAGGCAATACCAGCTTGCTCGATGCAGCAACTGGCGCGGCTTCGGTTGTGGCTTCGGTAGCAACTGGCGCTGCTGGTACTTCACCAGCGTTGTCAGTGTCACCATTGTTGTCATCCGCATCTAGTGCAGCCTTTGCTGCATCCAGAGCGGCAGCGTGTGCTGCCTGTGCCTGCTCGTCGGTAGTGTCCGCCGGCAGACCATAGGCAGCGATGATGGTCTTAGTGTCCATCGTTTCGTCCTTCCCATCGTCGTTTGTAAGTGCCGGCCGAGACTCTGACCGGTTTGCATATACCTGCGCGAACCCGGGACGGCGCGCAGCAACCGGCTGCGCATCGTTTGTAGGTGCCGCGTCGATATATGAAACTGTTACTGGCGTGGCTTCACTGAAGTCAACAGCGCCATCAGCAACACTAAATGGCACACGCCATAGGTTGCCATCGTCGCTATCTACAATGATCTCGTTGGGGTCTAACCAGACCTCGCGAATCCACCAAGAATACTTGCCCTGTTCATCCGCCCATTCAATGAAGTCACGGCGGATCTGATCTAGGTTCGCTGAAGCGCGAACAGGCTCGGTTTGCGTTTGTGGACTTGCCACAGTTATGCCTCCTGTTGTGTGCTTATCATCATCACTGCCCGGCCGGACGGCGCTAGCAGCTACCAGTTCGCGGATGCTTTCAGGTCCACTATCTGTGGCCCACTCGCTAAGGTCTTCCAGTGTTGATACCGCTGGCCATTCAACACCCAGCAACGCAACGGCGGTAATGACAAAACCATATTTCCGCCGTGTTGCTGATGATTCCAAACCACGCCACGCTTCCACACTGCGGTTCATAAACCCGGTTAGTACCAAAGTTTTCTGCCACGCTAATAAGCCTGCATGGTCTGCAATCAGCTGCATACCGTTAGGGCTAAGTCTGAAGTTGATGTAGCGACCGATTCCCGGCGTGCCATCAAACCGTGGGTCATAATGCCCGGGCTTGCCTTTCGGCGCTGCACGAAAACCGGGGTCTTGCGATGCAGCCACGGCAGCTGCTAAATCGTCAGCTGTCATGGTGCCATCACCATTGACTGTTGCCCAATCACCAACCTCGGCTATGACCACGTTGGGGATGGTAAAGATTTCAGGCATGGGGGTTATGTCAATGTCACCACTAGGCATCATCCTGCTCCCCTTCAATCGTTGGTGTGGTTTCATCAAACACAACCACAATGGTACCCCGGCATCTTTCACCGCCCTGACAATCCACATACCCACCACTCGGGTACGCTTCCAACGCTTCAGCTTGGTCGGCAAACTCTTTACCATCAATGTCAGCGCATGCACTGCACGTGTTGGTATCTAGCAGTTCACTGGCGTAGAACCGTTTGGGTTCTGTTACCGCATCAACAGCTGCAAACCTTCCACTGTTCTGCGCGGTAGTTAGCGCGTTCCCTAAACGGTCCTTCAGATATGACTCTGACAGTTCAGATAATGCCACGCCAACCTGTTCAGCTACCTGTGCTGGTGCTAGCGCGCCACCTGTCCAACGCGATGCGTTGTAAATAGCGCCCTGCGCTAGATTGTTATTCATCACACTGGTTATCAGCGCGGCACGTTTTTCAATCAGGTCTTGATACTGCTCGCGGCCCACCTTCGGAATGACAAACCCCTGTGCTTTCGCTTCACTGGCCATCATCGCTGCGGCATCATCAGCAACTTTCAGCATGTGCTGTGTCAATATCTTGGTGCTACCAGCATCAGGTGCAGTGACCAGTGCCAGCTTTTCTAGGTCACCGTTGGCATCAACCACCTGCTTTATCAGTGCAGCGTCTTGCTCGTCACGGACCTTGCCCCATGCTTTCAGCAGGTTGCTGGTTGAATCAGCCCACAGCTTATCTAGTGCTGTGAAATCTGTGGCGGCTTTCACTTCATGTTCGTATGGTTGCCGGCGTACATTTTCGGGGTATCGCGTTGCATCAAACTCTGCGGCCCTTTTAGCGCCATTGCCAGCGTGGACTGGTCCACGTCCACGATTCGTGGTTGCGTCCCGCAGACGGGCTACGGCTGCGCTCCACGTGGATAATCTGCGTGATGCAGCAACTGGTGCTGGAACATCAGGCACCGTGGCTGGTTCAGCTGGTGGTGTTCCACCGATACCAGCAATGGCAGCTGTCTGGGTTCCACCAAACTGTGCCAAGAACTCTGGCACCGTCAACGTGCCCAAACCATCAGGCCGTGCAGCCAAACCAAGCTGTGCGCGGCGCTCATCAATCGTGATGATGCCACTGTCCAAGTCATAACCAAACGGTGCGCCAGCTGGTGCATCATCCATAGCGGCAGATTTCATTGGCAACTTAGCGCGTTCAATCAATGCCTGTTCTAGTTCTGGGTATGGCGTGATTGCGCCCACTTCAATCAGTGAACGTAAATCAGCCACCGGCATTTCAGGGTCACCATCACGCAACGGAACCAGTATTGGATACGCTGCATCAGCGCCCTTATTCCAACGCACCCAGTCACGTATGACATGTTGGTTGAACACGTCAGCAAAATACATGGCCACATAATCCATGGCCACGCCAAACATTCCAGCGAAGGTTTCACCAAGCGCACGGTTGCCACTAGCGCTGGTGCCTAGCTCGAGGAACTGTGCAACACCAGCCTTAGCCATTTGGCTGTCATGGTATTGAACGCTGGCGATAGTGTCAGGCAGTGTGCCGTTCACGCCCATCAGTTTTATGTCACTCCCCGGCGGCATAGCCACGCCAGACTCTTCACCAACTTTCAACGCGGCAGTGATTTCATTCAGTGCCAACATCACTTCATTGGTTGCGCCGGGTGGTGCCCATGATACGGGTATGCCCATGCCATTGCGTTCATGCTTCAATGCGTCAACGCGTAACAACCGGTCTTTGATTAACCAGTTGCGATACATCGGCCGCAAGATTGAACGGCCTTGCCAGTTCGCGCCTTCGCGTTCCCATGAATACATCACCAGCCGATTCACTGGTAGCTCAATGCCCTGTTGCGCACCGCTTTGGGTTATGGATAGCAACCCACCATCAGCAGCTACGTTGATGCTGTCAACGCTTGACGGCGGACGTTCGCCCAACTTGCGGTACATAAACCAGTTGTCATCTGTTATGTAGCCAACCTGTTCAAATGGCATATAGCCAAGCCGGAGGCTACGCAACGCGGCCCGTAAATGTTCATGGAAGTTAACACGGGTACTGCTGGGTGTATTCGTTTCAGCGGTACTGCCCTCGATGGGTAGTCCCATATTTTCAGCGAATCGTTCCAACACGTTAGCGTCAGCACCATTGCGCCGCAACACCCACCGATACCGCATCAATGGCAATAGGATGCTTGCCCAAATCGCGGCTACTTGCGCGTCAGTCATCATGCGGTCATAAGCGATACTGGACCGCTGACCACGTAGTTCCGGCACGTTCTCTTCATCATTCATCAACGCGTCCCATGAAGGTACGCCAGTTGATTTGCCAAGGCTGCCACCCCATGCACCAACGTACTGCTGGACGTGTCCCAGTTCAGTAGCTGGTGGTGTTGTGTTGTTATCGTCAGGGGTGGCTGTTGCCATTACGCTTTGACCTCCACGTGCCATGGTTCCCAACTCATGGGCCAGAATAAGCCTAGTCTTGCAGCCCGGTCACGCGCACCCGGGTAATCACCAATGTTGGTTCCATAGAACGCACCAACACCAACATCAGCCGCGCGGCCCTTGCCATGGTTTGATGTGTATGGAACAGCCACCCACTTGCCAGCTTCATACGGGTTGCCATAGCGTTTCAGCGCAGCGTTCCAATATGCCAACTGTTGCTCGCGGCTACGCAATCCTTCCCGTAGGTATAGCTTTCGTTTTAGCTGCCGGCCTAGTTCGTTCAGTGCCACGCACAATGCTGGTGTTGGCCATTGTGTGTGGTCTGCTAGTACCAACCATGGGTATGGATTGATGGGGTACCGCTGCAAGCCATACCGGTTTTTTCTGGCCCATGGCTTTGCAATCTTTTTGTATTCACCATCGGTGAACACTTTACGGTCAACGCCACGGCTATCAGCCCACGTGACGCGCAAGTGCTTATTGAATCGTCTTAGGCCAATGCGACGATTGACAGTTGGCGCACGCTTGATACGTGCCGAAACTGAATACATTTGTCTAGGGGTTCCCATGCTAGCTGTCACCTTCAACCGTGTAGCTACCGTCAGGGTTAGGGATGGGGCTGACGTTTGCTGGCCATGCTGCGGCTTGGTGTTGTTCAGCAGCTGCACCGGCATATGTCACACCAGCTGGTTCAGGTGCGGTTTCAGGGTTCGCCCACTCTGGTGCAGGATCATTGAACACTATTCTGTTATCTTCTACACGCACCGTTGGCCCATCAGGATCTATGCCAAACCCAGCGTGCAGCGCTTCCCGTACCTCTTCCAAATCAGCTTCAGTAAAACCATGGCCACTAGGATCAACCGGACCGGGCAATGGTTGCAGCTGCACACCAATAGCCTCCGCTGCTTTACCACGCGGGTATTGCCGCGCTGCTAAGTAGATAGTGACTGGGTTCGCTGCCAGCGCTACACCAACACCAGCAACATCAATAGCAGCTCCACTGATAATGGCCCGCGCTATTTCAACATACGCGTACACCAACAATGGCAACCCCATCAACAGGGCTGCTAGGAACTGCCGCTCCTGCAACAGTGGGGTCAGCTTCGCGGTCTGTGGGAAAACTTCAGTGGGTTGCGTATTCATGGTTATGGGTCTCCGTCCAATGGTCTGTTTACAACCAACACGCTACGCCCTGCACCGGTCACGCCCTACATTTCACGGCCCAACAAATCACCAGTCAACCCAGCTGGTTGTCTTGGCTGACCAGATTGTGCAACCAAATCACGTGCGGCTTGCACGTGCCCACCGGGGTCTTGCAACGCCATCGTTGCCGCATCACCATGGTTGGTGGATTTCACACCACGTTTAGCCATGTCCTCTTTCGATTCAAGAAACAGCTTCCCTTTGCTGTTCACTTTCCACCGTAGGCTCAACAGGTCATTGGCTAAATCGTCATACCCTTCATCTAGCGGGTCCAAGTCCAGTTCACCTAGTTCAGCCATACGTTTTGCGGCGAACGCTGTCTCGGCGCGTTTGTTCAGATAACTGTCATCGTATGCCGCGTGACTGCCAAGGAACTTCAGGACGTTGGCCCCGTTTTTTCGCAAGATTCCATAGACACCACTACCAATACCATTGGCATCAATCCATGCTGGTATCTCTGGCAATGGTCGCATCTGCGCCATTATGTCTTCAGCTGTTTCTGGTATTGGCTGGCGTGGTCCTTCCCACAGGAACCGCAACACACCTTCACGGTTCCAGTATGCAATCGTTTTGTCCTTGCCCTCTTCAGCAATGTCATACGCGCGAACACCACTACCAAACCCGGGCAGGTCAGTGTCAGAGCATTTGTTTAATAGCCGGCGGGTGAACAGGCTACGGTCTGACAGGTCAGGGAACTGCCCCAACACTTTAGCTTGGAACACCGGGCTGTTTTCACCCCATCGTCTTAATCGTTCATCAACCCAGCGCGGCATCACCAGCATGTCCCTGATGTGGTTGGGGATGGTTTCTGTTGATGGTTGGTATCCATGGGTCTGCATGTACGCCAACAGTTCGGGATATTTACTGACCTCGGACTCGGTGAAGTTGGGGCAATCAAACGCGTTGACCCTGATTACTTTGTCCCATTGTTCTTTCCCGGGACGCGTGATTTTCTCGAACTGTGATTGCGGATCATCAGGGTTGCCGATAGCTAGCACCCGGCCATGCCTGTTGGTTGCTACGGTGTCAGCAGCGTCATACAACTGTTTAGGTACGCCACCGGCCTCGTCAATAATGACCAGTGGATACCGTGCGTGGAATCCACTGAAACCGGCTGGGTTGTGGTCTGATGGTTTACGGCCGATGGCCACCAGTTGTTCTTTGCCGGCTACTTCCAAATAGAAATGCGCGTCCATGGTCATGCGTCCAGCTAACCCACCACGGCCATGTGCGCGTTGGATTTCACGCCACAAAACAGCTACTACCTGTGCGGCTGTTGGCGCGGTGGTAACTATGAACGCTTCACCGGGTGGGTGTACGTCCAGCCACCATAGGAATAATGCGGCAGCTGTCCATGTTTTACCCACGTCATGGCAGGCTTGCACGGCTGTATATCGGTGGTCCCTGACCGCTTCCAATACTTCGCGTTGCATGCTCCATGGGTAGTCACCCAGCACGTTGGTGCACCACCCAACTGGGTCATGCAGGTATGGGTGTGGTGGTGGGAAAACTACGTCTTGGATTGCAAGCGTGATGGCCTGTGGCAGCGGATTGCGTATGGATGGGTTACGGTCAACCATGGTGGTGTTCTACCCGTTTACACGGATCATGCCATTGTCACGGCGTGTAACGCGGTGTGTGTGGTCTGGGTAGTCTAGGGCTAGGTCACGCATTGCGTTGGCGTGTGCGGCCATCTGGTATGCCTGTGTGTGGCAGGCTTTGTGGTTGGCCATCGCGTCACTAGGGTTAGTGATGTTGATGCCACACACGGGGCATAGGATGGGGAAACGATACGCTCTCATCTTCGCGCGCCACCGTCATACCATTCCTTGAAACTGCTGGTGCATGCACTGCACCATGATTCACGGCCACGCTTGACCTTTAAATACTGACTACCGTTCCAGACTAGATTGACCCACCTAACGCGTTGCATCAGGACGGTGGCCTCTTGAATATCCCTACGGCAACGGTTGCAAATCATTCTGTGCCACCACATGCCGGGCATTGCAAGCCATGGCCTTGTGCATCAACACATGCTACGCACACCACGCTGTCCTGTTCGATTCCTTCGCGGCCTGTTGGGCGGGCAGCGTCTATGCCACACAGGCTGCCGATGTGTGGCATGTTGGGGCAGAACAGGTGATAAATAGTTGGTGTGTTTTCGTGGGGCATGACACGGCTCCTGTCTGTGGTGTGCCCCTAATCTTGGCAGTGGTTGCGGAAACACAAACGGCCACCCAGTTGCCGGAGGTGGCCGTAGTGTCACGGTCTGGTGCCTTACCACCAGTTGGGTTAGGTCTCCGTGCGACTGCATCAGCTTACCAGATAGGGAAACGGTGACGCGGACCTCCCCAGACACGTCACCGTTTCGTCCCTACCTGTGCCCCCACAGGGTCAATAACCCTGACAATAACAGAACCCGCCGGACGGGTAAGCGTCCAGCGGGTTCATAGGGATGCGATACACAGCGGGTGCTAGGTACTGCAAAACACAATACTAAACAGTGCGGACATTCACCGCCTGTAAACCCTTCTCGCCCGGTTCAGTCTCGAACTGGACACGCACGCCATCAGTTAACGTGCGCCGGCCGCCCACATCTTCCAATGAACTGTAATGCACAAACACGTCTTTACCACCACCATCAGGGGTAATAAATCCATAACCCTTTTCGTCATTGAAGAACTTGACAACGCCTTGATCCATCTGACTATTCCATTCATGTTCGATTACTGCACCACCGGACGGTGACACCAACACCAATGATTGCAACCGTATCGGACTAGATACCTGTTCCGCACATCATCGCTGCCCGCCTTAACGTATCCACGTTGGTACCAAACACCACCGCTCCAATCCAGCTGGCATCTGGTTGCCAAGCTGGTAGCGTGCTAATGCCGGCCCATAATCCATACGCGCCGAAACTAACCATTTTTCGCTCCCCTGATAATAGCCCTGATTGTTGTGGCAGCTACCGAGCCAAGCGCAATGATGCCAATGTATGAATCAAGCGTGCCGCTGGTTGGTACTGGTTCCTCTAATGGTGCGGGGTTATAGCCACGCCGGCAGCTAGCACTGGCCGGCACGTTAGCTGCAAAAATACTAATCAGGTCTAGTGGTTCCAATCCGTACATGTTTGCAGCGCCAGCGCTTGCAGCGGTGTCAACTTGGATACCATTGATTTTTTGTATGCCACTATCACCAACCTCTAGCCGTGGCATCAGCATGGTGCCTAGTGCTGTGGCAGCTGCTGGGAACGTGGTTTGAATCGTACCGGTACGGCTGGTTCCATCCTGATTGTCATAGTTCATTTTCAGGATTGGTGCAGTGACGGTGGTAGCTGTGGTCACCAATATCATTGGTGTCAGTATCTGTGGTTTGGATGCTTGCCCCATTTCGGTGCGCAGTACGGGGAACACACCAGCGTCAGCTGTGAAGCATGCGCCTGTTGCGGCAAGGTTGATGGTTCCCATTTTGTGAAGTCTGGCAATCATGTAGGTGAGGCCACGTGTGCTACCAAGGTGCGCGCTGTGAAATCTAAAGTTGCCGCTTGGTATTCGCGGCTTCACAATAGTTGACCATAGCGTCGAACCGACTGCTTCGGGGAAGAAGATGCCGCCGAGGTTGCCAGTAGCAGCAATGGGTGCTGTGCCGGCTGATGTAGCAATACTAGCCTGTGTGATTTCACACGCTTTGCCCTCGTCAATCAACCGGTCCATTTCATCTAGCCGGATAATGGTCATGATGCTCCTAAGAAGTGCATGAAGGCCATGAAGTTTGTTGCTGATGATTGTGCCATGGGGTAGAAACCAATGACCTCGCCCGGGTAGAACTCAACACATTTTTTTGGTATCTGAATGCTGTCATTTGCGCCAACCAACAAACCTGAACCAACATCTGTTGTTAGCGGTGTCAACCCTAATAGTTTCAGTGTGCCTGCGGTGCCAGCTGATTTGCTTATGCTTTCCACTGACCGTATCGCTGTGTCACCAGCTTGCAACTGGTTTGGTCTGATGAAATATGCGGTGTTGACCGCTATGTTGGTTGGCAATACTACGGTGGCTGTCCGGCCCGATGTGCCATCTTGGTTGGTGTAGCCTATGGTGATGGTTGGCGTGGTAGCTGTTAAGGCTGCTGTGGCTACTATTGCCACGTGTACGGCATCGGCTTGCACGGTTTCGCCGTACCGGTTCCGGCGTGTACGCATCGGCGTGCCAGCAGTGAACGTGTTGGATGCAACGGCTAGGCTGCCAAGTTCTGTTTCTACAGCAATCACCGCGATGCTTTGCCCGGGTAGTGGTCCCGCGCCAGCACGCATGCAGTAGCAACCGGTTGGCCCGGTCATTGTTGGTATCGTTAACTGGGTGGCCATCCTGCGGCCGCTCATGCTGCCTGACGCCGTGGTGCCTGCCGTGGCTGTCGCTGTGTCACGTATCGCAACAGTCCGATCAAATCGTTTCCACAGGTGTGCTGAACGCAATGCCTCTTCAGGTGAACGTGTTGGGATAATGCTCATGCTTCATCACCAACAAACTGGATGCTACCGCTCATGCGTGCCGCTGTTACTACACCAAGCATGAACGCGCCAATGGTGGTTCCCGCTTCATCCCATTTGTATATGACGCCCTCGTTGATGTAATCAAATCCCATGGCCACAGCTGCTGATGATGCTGGCCAAATCACTGCATCCATTACGCCCCAGAACTTGATTACCCCTGTTGGTGTGGTGCCAGCTGCGCGCGCTGCGTTTGATATGTCTAGCACGCCATGGTCACCTGCCAGCATTGGTAATAGTCCAGCGCTACCAATCGGCGCTGACGCGGTTAGCGTGGCCGCTGGCGAGACCTGCCCGGTATTGCCGTCCTGATCCTCGTAGGTGGCGGTGAACGTGCCGGGGGTGGCGTTCAGCGCGGTTGTTACTTCACAAATCACTGGGCCTGATACTTGCCGTGATTCACCTAGCTCTGTCACTGTAGGCATCACTGCACCATCGGTGAACGTACCCGATGCACCGCTAATGTCTAGGCTTCCAAGGTCAACAATCCTGCCCACTAACATTGGTGCGTTTTGTGTGGAGTGAATCCATGCCTTGCATGGCATGTACGCGGTTACGCCTGACGGCATTGCTGGTATGGCTTTGGTATGCCCGGCGCGTTGCATGTTCTGCACCGGGGTGGTTGAGTGGATACCTACGCGGTTGGCCACGCCATGGTCATCAAATGGTTGACGTGCTTCATACCCGGCACACACGCGGCGCACAATATCGTTGGGGTGAAGTATTGCCATGGCTAGTATCCCCTCGCGTAGCCGATAACACGGTACTTGTCTGCTGTGCTGTGGTAGCGCGCTACGATTGTGTCTGTGGCTGCGGCAGCTGCTGATGTGTAGAACGTGGGCAAGTCACCGAAATCAAACTTGGTGTCAAACGCTAGTTGCCGGCCACCTGTTCCGTCTTGCTTGATTTCCCATGTGTAGGTGTAGCCGTCTACGCCGTTGGTTGGGTTGCCTAGTGTGCGGTCTGCGCCGAGCGTGACCCTGAATAGTGTGCCGAGGCTGCAATCTGTGGCGATGGTTCCGGCATCGGTTAGCGTGGCGATGACGGCTACGTTTCCATCTGCACCATCTGTGCCGTCTGCGCCATCGGCTCCGGCTGGTCCTTGCAGGCTGGTGCCGGCTGGCCATACGCCACCGGCTTTCGGCCCGTATATGAACCCGGTTGTGGTGCGTATGTATAGGTCTCCGTCAACACCTTCAGTGGTTGGTGCTGCGGTGCCGTACAGGATTTGGCTACCATCAGCGCCATCTGCACCGTCAGCGCCCGGGGCACCATCAGCGCCATCAGCACCGGCCGGGCCTGTAGCGCCAGCTGCGCCAGCTGCACCCGTTGCACCCGTTGCACCTGTTGGGCCTATCAAGCTGGTGCCGGTTCCCCATACGCCAGCGGCTTTGGGTCCATAGTATTCATGTGCTGTGGTGTCTAGGTAATAGTCACCGTCAACGCCTGTGCCGCCACTGGGTGCGCCTGCGCCATTGTGCCATGTCTTACCATCGGCACCGTCTGCGCCGTCCGCTCCGTCAGCGCCATCAGCCCCGGGTGCGCCGTCTGCACCATCTGTTCCCGGGGAACCGTCAGCGCCTGCTGGTCCCGGGTCACCCTGTATGCCTTGAATACCTTGCGGTCCTTGCGGTCCAGTTGCACCAGTTGCACCAGTAGAACCCGTGGCACCTGTTGGCCCGGGGTCACCTTGCGGACCAGCCGGACCTGTTGCACCTGTGGCACCAGTAGCGCCCGGGTCACCCTGTGGTCCCTGCGCACCAACCAATGAAGCTAACCACGCTGCCTCGTTACCAACAAACCCATTGTCAACAGCTACCTGATAACCACTATCGCCATCAACACCAGCTGTGCCCTGTGGACCAGTTGCACCCTGTGGTCCTGTAGCGCCCTGAATCCCCTGTGGTCCTTGCGGGCCAGTAGGTCCAGCTGGTCCCGTAGCACCGGTTGCACCGGTAGCGCCAGCTGGTCCAGTAGGTCCAACATCGCCCTGTGGTCCCTCCGGCCCGGGGTCACCCTGTTCACCAACTGGACCCTGAACACCTTGCGGCCCGGGCACAGTCATCACCACTGGTTCATTGCTACTGGTTCCACCTAGTGGATTGCGTACACCTTCCCGGGTTCTGCGCAACGCCATGCCCTATACCTCCACGTCATGGTTGGAATCATCATGCTCGACGCTAACCGCAAGCAGGTGCTTGCCAAGCGCAACGCGTGCCAGTTCCTCTTGCTCTTCAGTTAGGTGACAATCACGTAACACGTTCTTGATTACCACACCAATGGTTTCCGCCCAACGCTGCATCACCATCTGGTCATCGCCACCATTCTGAACGGTGACGGTATCGTGCTTGCCCCATGTTTCCCGGTCCATGCGTTCCAACACGGATAGCACCTCGCGGGGTTCCATCACTGGTGCCAGTTCCTGCAACCGCTGTTCAAGCTGTGCCTGTAAATGCACGCACGCGTCATAGTAACGCTCCAGAAAACCCCTATACATTTCTTCGGTTTCGTTCAGGGGTACGCCGTTATCGTGTAGCGCTTGCGCGTCGAGGCCGGCTACTATCCATCGGCGGACGGTGCTTTTACTGATGTTGATTTGTTTGCGTGCTGTGGCTGGTCTTAGTCCGGTGCGTATGGCTGTGATGAGTAGGTCTGCGTGGGTGTTGAACTTGTTGGGTCTGCCGGGTTCGTGTTTGGTGTGGGGGTGGTCTAGGCAGCGTCCTGCTACGCGTGCGATGCGTCGGCAGCCGGGTGTGTTGCATTGTTTGCGGGTGGGTTTTTTGGCCATGCCCTTATGGTATGGGTTGCGTCGGCTAGTGCCGTCTTCCCCCGGGGTACGCTTCAATCAGTTCATCGGTGGTGTCTTCATTCCAGCTAAGTTTGTCTGCTGTTATTTTGCGTATGTTGGTTGGGTACCATGTTGATTGGTTCCGGTATTCGTTGATGATGCCGCGCGCTCGGTGTAGGTCTAGTGATGCGCCTATGACTTCATCACCTTCATAGCCGTAGTCAATGCTGACTATGTAGATGTTCATGGGGTCCATGTCACTGCGTCATTGTCGGTTAGTCCATAGATTTGTGTGCCTTCGGTGCAGTGGATTTGGAAGGTCTGGCCGGGTGGCCTGTGTTGGTATGGTTCTAGTTCTATGCCTAGCAGTTTTGCTAGTTGGTTGATGTGGCTTGGTGGGGCTGCTGGCAGGGTTATGGTTTGTGTGCCACTGGCTGTGAACCATATGGTGTTGTGTACTTGGTGTAGCGCTACGGCGCGGGGTAGTGATGGGTACCGCATGCGTGTGATGATGTATGCACCTATCTTGGCTGCGCATGCGTCATGGTGGTGTTGGTAGTTGGTGTCTGCTGGTGGTTGGAACACTGGCCAGTCGTCTTTGATGGCTAGGTCTGATGGTTTCATTGCTGTGGCTCCATGATGGTCATTGATTTACGCGCGTTGACGGTTGCGGGGTGAATCATTCCCGGTTCGTTGCAGCCTCTGCATAGAACAAACAGCCATGTTGGTGGTACCACTTCACATCTTATTTGTGTGAAGGTTAGGACCATGGCGCGGTTGCAGTGGGTACACCATCCCTCCATCTGTGTGCGTTTCACGGCAGTAGTCTTTGCGCTGTTATTGTCATAACGGTCATCAGCTGTTGCTGGTGGCATGATTCGTACCATTGACGTATGGCGTGTTCTGGTCCCGCTGCTATGACGCTGCCCATTCCCTGTTCGTCTTGGTTGCCTATGTATCTGACAATGATCTGGTACCTGTGCCATGTTGCTGTGTCCCATGGTGGTGTGCGCCCGGGTGGTGGCTGTGCTGATTCGCGCTTTTCAATCATGGCGTGGGTCTCGCTATCGTTTCGGTGTTCGTGGTGCGTGGTCAGGACAGTACCAATACAGGCTGCCGTTGCCTTTGGGGCTGTTGATTATGACCACTTGATGGTCTGTGCAGCTGGCGCATTGTTGTGGGTAGTCTTGCCATGGTGCGTCTGGGCATAGGGCTAACAGTGCTTCGCGTGGTCCGCTGGCGGTGTGATGGGTTGGGTAGGTGTTGCCCTGTTCCCATGTCCATGCTTTCCATCGTGCGGATTGTGTTGGTTCTACGCGTATGTGGTGCTTGGTGAAGTCTAGTGGGAATCGCACTGGGTGGATGGGTGGTTTTGTTTGGTTGAACTGTAGGGGTATTGGTTTGAAGTCACAGCTTGCCATGTCACGCTACCACTCCTGTGATGCGAAACATGGCATGTTTGTCTGTTAATCCCGGCGCTGTTTCTCGTGGCCATTGCTCTATAACCGCGCGTTGTCGTTGCCGCCATATCGCGTTGTCTGGGTCTATCCCGGACCGGTAGCAGGCAGCGCGCCATTGTGCGTCTAGTGCGTCAAATCGTTCTCTGGTTTTTTTGCGTAGTTGGGCCGAGTCATATATGACACCGGCTTGAATCCGCCATATCTCTAAATCGTATTCATCGCCACCAAATATCAGCTGCATGGTTCGCGCGTAGTTGTCACAGGCAATGACGCGGACCCATTGCACCAGTTCGCCATCACCGTGGTACAGCCTATGCAGTTCTTCATCGTTTATGGTTATGGTGGTTGTTATGTCTGTTTGTCGCCTGTCTTCATGTCTGACAATCATCGTGTGTGCCCGTTTCGTTTCCGTTTTTTGCGTCTTCGCTCTGCACGGTTTTTAGCGCGGCGCGCATCACCGGGGCTGGATTCATCAGCAACGCCAGCTGGCATCAGTGTGGCACCAAACAGGTCATGTGTTGGCGTTGCTGGCATGTCCTTCACCGCTTCATAAAACTCGTTTAGCGCGCCAGCTGGGTTGCCGATTGATAACAGCCGTGGCTGGTCATCCATGGCCGTTAGTCATCTTGTCTATCAATGACAACGTGGTTTTGATTTGTTCCAGTGTGTCACCACGTTCCAGCATGGTTTGTATTTGGGATGCTTCAGTCATCACGCTTTCACATCCGTCAACAATCATGGCTGCTATGTCTAGTGCCTCGTTGGTGCGTAACATCATTTGTGTGTTGTTAGCGAAGGCTAGAACCACCAAGCCAATGGCTTTTTTGCTGTTGGCATCTATGGCGATTTGTGATGTGACCTCTAGGGTGTTCAGTTCTGTTAGTTCTGTGGTGGTCATGGTGTGTTCCTGTGTTGATTGTTGGCTAGGCTACGGCTACGCCGGGTGCGTTCCAGTGCGCGCCTTTGGCTATCAGTGTGGCTAGTGTTTGCAGTGCTGCTAGTTTGTTGTCACGCTCGAACGCTTCAGCGCTGGTTGGTTGTAGTAGCAACCCGGCTTGCTCGATCTGGTCATATTGTTGTTTTACCAGTGCCAAGATTGCTTCCTCGGTGGTGTCTGTTTTATCTGACTGGATGATTGCTAGTGGCATTGTGGGTGGTCCTTTCGTATTTGTTGCATACCCATATGGGTAGTTGTTTTTGGTGCGCTTCGGGTCTGGCGCTTGGTGTTACCCGATCTGTTTTGGTAATGGTTCCGGCTTTCGCTGCTGCACGCATGACTGGCCCTAGCGCTGATGGTTCTGGTGGCTTGCCTACTTCGGCCCATACGTCATCAGCTGTCATGGTTGGCTGGCGTTTGCTGATACGGCGGATGGCTACCATGGCCTGTATTTTCCATTCTGGTGGCGCGTTGGTATCGGCGCGGTGTATGGCCTCGTTGGTTACTGTGGCGGCTAGTGCTGGGTCAAATGTTTGTTCTTGGTGTACGGTCATCCACTCGCCGCATTGGCAGGCTATGCCTTGGTGTGTTGCGTTTGGTGTGTCTTGTGTGTTGCCGCAGTTGGCGCAGCGCACGCGGTGTAGAACTGGTTGGTGTGCTGGCGCTGCTGGTGGTAGTGGTGCAAAGTCGCATGTTGGTAGGGAAGGCACGGGCGGGGCTTGAGGGGTATCCCCGCCCGTGCTAGCAGTAACCGGCGTTACCGGTTGTGTTGCATTTTCCTCACCTCCTAACATGAACAGGTTGGGTTGTGGCGCTTCAGCTGCGGTCATTGCAACTGCCGGGCCTGTGTAGCTTTCCGCTATCCCTTCGGCGCGGGTGCGGTGACGCTGCGCGTGTTGACACGTTGCGAAATGTGAAACGAATCGGTAGCTGCCATCTGGTTCAACTACGTCAGCTGCAAGATTGTTTGGCCCGGGAAACCGCGTTAGGTTGATGTTGCCGTTGCTTGCCATCCGCGCGTCTATCGGCATGCGGCTACCAGTGTTGGTGGTGGCCCACAGTATCGGCCCGTCACACGTACTGCATCGAGCTATGTCACCGTGTGGTGAACGCTTCGGGAAATAGCACACGTCACGGTGTAGCGTTCCGTCCATGTTGAACGCGTCATTGCCGCGCCATGTAACTTCATGGCCGCATGCTTTGCATTGCCGTGGTGTGCCGGGTGCGTCACGTTTGACTATTCCCGTGATTGGTTCTTTAGCCATCAGTGTTGCGCTTCAATATCAAATGGTGTGCTTCGGTGGTCACACGTGGTGCAGCGCCATATGCCGTTGTGGTCATGGTCTAGGTGGCCGCAGCAATCACACTCAATGAATGGTGTGCGGATTATCCACGCGGCTAGGCTTACACCTATCATGGCTGATGGTATGGCAACGGCTGTGATGATGCCGAGAATGTTCATGGTGTGGGTCTCCTTCGGTACTACTGTTGGGACTATACGTTACCGGGTGGACGCCCGGCGCGTTTATCGTAATCAGCCTGCACGGCGGCCACGTCTTCGCGTGGTTCCAGCATGGTCACAACCACCAGTGTGCGTGGTGGTTCGTCACGTTCACACCATGTAACGGATTGCATGGACCGCACTACCTGTACGTCATCGCCATACCAGCCACCGATTTTCAGCGCGTCATGCACGGCCCTAGTCAGCTTGTCTAGGTCTCCGCGCCCCGATGGCCACGCCCACCGCCAACGTGGCGCAGCGGGCCTTAGAACAGCCGCAAACTTGCCGCTGCGGTATTGCGCTGCTGGTCTTGGTAGCACGAACGCTATTCGTGTCTCTACCGGACCGGTCAATGGTTCGCCCGGGGAATGATCCTTGAACGCGCTAACCAATCCTTTGCGGTACGCGGCCAATCGTTTGCTACTGGACTCCATCATGGTGGGACGCGCCCATGGATGATTGCGCTGTTTGTCTTTCGGCTTATGCCGGTCAGCTGGATCTTTCACCATGAACGCTGTTTTGCTGCCCTGTGGAGCGGGGTCCACACCTTCAATGACTATGCCAATGCGGTTCATAACAATACCTCTTGCCCTAGTAACCGCGCAGCTGACTGGCAGTATTCCAGTTCCAACTCAATGCCAATGGCTTTACGGCCCATGTCCTTAGCAGCGCGCAGCGTTGCACCACTGCCCATGAATGGGTCCAGTATCACCCACGCTGGTTGGCATTTTTCAAGCAGGTCACGCATCAACGAGACTGGTTTCTGGTTTGGGTGTTCCCGTGGATTGCGAAGGTGTAGCGCGCTGCCGTTACTGGGTGACCTGTGTTCCAGTACGCTGCCAACACGCTTGCCGGTGAATCCATGACCTTTAACGTATATTTCCTCATGGCTGAAACCCCATGGCAGGTTCAGGTCGCCCATCCCAGCGCCGTGCCCTAGCTTATGCCAGACCAATACGTTGCGTGTTCCAGCCGGCCGGTCACGTTTCCATGAACCGAACACTAGCGCCGGGCGGTCATCGCCCCATGCAGCTAACAGTTCATCACGTTCAGCTAGGTCATCATCATTGGCAATCATTTTGTGCTTGAACCGTCCGCCCTTACTGGACTTGAACGCGTAACCATATGGCGGATCTGTTACCAACACATCAGCTGTGATGAATGGCATGACTGTACGCCAGTCACCGTGGTAGATAACCACAAAATCATCTTGGTAGAACGGTATTGGCGTGGTCACTTTCCACCATCGTTCTGTGCCGCAGCTGAAATAGCAGTACGCCAATCCAACGCATCCAACCGGTGGCGCATCCCACTAGGTGGACTGGTCATTTGAACGAACCTTGACGCGATGCGTTCCAGTTCCTGCACCACGTGTGGGTGTTCAGACTTAGCAGTAGCCTCGCCTAAATGGTAGTTACCGGTTGCAATGATTGGCAGGCCGGCATCATACCGGGCATCAAACAGGTTACCGATTTCACCCACCGTGTATTCAGTGGCACGCTCTGCAAACAAATCGTTCAACACCAATACCCGTGGCCGGGTTGGGTTCCCAAAAATATCTGGCCGTTCAACACGTTTATTGCTGATGCTGGCCTGCGCGTCAGCAATCAACCGGCGGGTGGAATACCACTCCATTGTGTGAAGACCAGCCACCTTCAGCATCAGGCACGCAACTTGATGTGACTTACCGCTACCGGCAGGGCCATACAAATAGAGTGATTGGTTTGGTGTCCAGCCTGCTAGTTCCGGCAGGATATGGTCAAGGCTAGCCGCATGCTGTGGCAACGCGCTTTCATGGTACAGCGCTGGCACCCACTTGCGGTACTGATCCCTCGCCTGCACCCGGGCCACTGCCAGTTCATCAGCGTCACGCTGTGCAGCTGCCAACCGTGCAGCTTCAGCGGATTCCTCGAGACATTCCACGTTGAAACAAACCGTTCGTGGTCCAGTCAACGGGTACACCTTGGAACTACCGGGCAGGCCAATGCCGGGTGCCTCGTACTTGAATGGGTGTTTGCACCACAGGCACGTATTGGTGAACCAGTGAACATCAGCAGCTGGCATAGCTGGTGGCCGGCCGGCATGTACGCCTTCCATGATCTCTTTCCCGTTCGCTGTGGATTGCGTGCATGGCCTATCAGCAGCCGCGTAGCAAACCGGGCACGGGTTACCGCGTTCAATCGAACGCCGCGAACTTTGGGTTAACGGGTTTTGATTTGGGTTTGATGGGTTTGGCATTGGTGTGGGTCTCCTTGGCTGGTTCTGGTAGTGGCATGAAATCAACTGAATGGCTGGCGATGGTAGTCAGGTAATACGCAATGGCACCACGTGCGCCATCATCTGGCCGCCATCCGCTGTCAAACTTTTTGGCAAGCGCGGTAGCTGCTTTCCGGTAAGCGTCTTTACTGAAGTCTCTCTGGCCACGTCTATGGGGATGCGTGGCGTGTTGAATAATCCTGTCACCTATGTGCGCTGCCACAGCTGGGTCATTCTGGTGAATGAACGTCAGTTGATTGGCTATGTCCTGCCACCAGCTGGGTTGGGTGGCCTCGCGTGCGGGCGGGCCTGTACGCGCATGATTGGACTGAACTATTTGTTTGTCTCCTGTCTCCCTGTGTTGTGACACAACAGGGGGTTGTCTCGTTTCCGCGTGACTTGTCACGCCAATCCGTGACGTGTCACGCGAATCCGTGACACCTTCGCTAGTTGAAGTGGATTCACGGGCACGCCGTAACTGTTGCCGTTCCCGATCTGTTGGGGTCTGGTATTTCATCCATTGACGGATACGCACACGCTTTATCTTTCCGTCTTGACGGTCTAGCCATACCAGCCCCACGCGTTCCAAATCCAGAACACAGTTCAACACAGCTGTACGGCTTTCATTGATTGAAGCGGACAGGGTGCGTAGCTTCAAATCAAGTATTCCAAACTGGCGTTGCTGCTTTGCCAGCGTCAGTAATGCAATCCATACGCCAACGGCCAATGATTTATGCAGGTCTATACAGTCAGCCATCTGGTCACTGTCCAATAGGTCAGCATCAAGCCGTAGAAATGTGCCGGGGTCCAGATTGTCTGGCGTGTCTAATAGGTCACGCGGCACACCACGGACCAAATCAAATGGTTTGGGCGGCTGAAATAGCGTGTCGCTCACGCTGCGCCACCTATCCGTGAACGGAACAGGACCATCACTGTATGCCATCCCCCGGCGCGGTTGAACGCCATGCTGCCCGGCAGGCCATATCTATGCCGGTGGCAATCATCTAGCGTTGGCATGCTGCCCTTTGCTTTCAGCGCCGCGTCTAGCCACCCCATGGCAGTGGTCAACGCGTCATCAATGCTGGCCATTGGCGGGTCTGGTGTGACGCTGAACAGGTCCATCTGCATTTGTTCAGCAGCTGGTTCATTGCTGGTGGCATCAAGGCTTGGCATGTGCATGCGGTTCGTGGCCCAACCGGGTTCTGTTGCCGCGATGCGTAGCGCGCGTTGCACCCATGCTGGGTGTTCACCGTCAGGGTCATCAGCTGAAATAGCTAATGCCTGCTCGATGGTATCGCCAGACAGTTCACTGTGTGGCATTGTGGGCCTCCCCTTGGTATCCGTGTGTGGTCACTTGGACCGCTTCCCCGTTCTTGCAGGTTGCTGAAGTCAGCAGAACCTGTGCGAACTTGCGCAGTGTAGGGAACGCAACCACTGTAATGCAATCTATGGTGATTGCGTTCCCCGCTATTTGCGACGTTTATTTATTCGCCGTGTGGGTTTCTAGTCCTGCATTGTCATTGCCATGGCTACCAAAGTCTCGTGGTCACCGG